ATGAAGCCCAAGCCGACAAGACTGAAGCCGAGGTTAAGCGCATTGAGGCTGAAACTAAGCGGCTGGAAAGTGGTGAAGAGGGTCTTACTAAGATTGTCTTCACTGACGACTTGAAGCCGGATAAAGAGGACGATACAAAACAAGAAGGGGATGAGAGCAATGGAAAAGACATTAAGTCTAAGTAAAATCGTGGGCGGTGGCTACTATGACTTTTGGCACGATAAGCACTTCTACCGTGTAGTAAAAGGTTCACGGGCTAGCAAGAAGTCCAAGACCACCGCACTCAACATGATTTATCGTTTGATGAAGTACCCCTGGTCTAACTTGCTAGTAGTACGGCGATACTCAAACACCAATCGCCAGTCGACCTATTCTGACTTGGTATGGGCCATCAATCGCTTCCATGCTGAGCACCTTTTTAAGTGCAACCCATCAATGCCTGAAATCGTGTATAAGCCAACGGGCCAGCGGATTATCTTTCGTGGGCTTGATAAAGCCTTAAAGCTGACGTCTATCACTGTGACACATGGTTATCTGTCATTTGTATGGGTGGAAGAGGCTTACGAGATTGAGAATGCCGATAAGTTGGAAACCCTGCAAGAGTCTATTCGTGGACGGATTGATGCACCTGGTGCTTTTAAGCAAATAACGTTGACATTCAATCCTTGGAACGGCCAGCACTGGCTTAAACGGGCATTCTTTGATAAGAAGACCCGGAAAGTTGACGTTTTCGCTCAGACCACCACGTTCAGGTGCAATGAGTGGCTCGATGACAAGGACCGTCAACGTTACCTTGATTTATACAAGACTAACCCCAGACGCGCTAAGGTGGCCGCTGATGGCGATTGGGGCGTAAGTGAGGGGCTAGTCTTTGAAGATAATGTCGAAAAGGTCGATTTTGACCCGCAAGAAAAGCTGACTGAGTGCGGCCATGCTGGCTTCGGCCTTGACTATGGCTTTGGTGAGGACCCCAACGCTTTTGTGGCGCTTGCTATCAATCCCGACAGCAAGGATATTTGGATATACGATGAAATGTATACGTATCACCAGACAACACCACATGTGGCCGAGTGGCTCAAGAAGAATGGCTATCAGCACGCCACAATCTATGCCGATTCTGCTTCACCAGAACGGACACAGCAGCTTGTCGACCTGGGAATTGATAATGCCCGGTCAGTTGCTAAAACGCCCATAGAGGCCGGAATTGACCAACTGTGGCAGTATAAAATCCACGTACACCCAAAGTGCAAGAATATTTGGAATGAATTTAACAACTATGTTTTTGATACTGACAACATTGGGAATACATTGAACAGGCCCAAAGATGAGAATAACCACGAAATTGACGCCCTAAGGTATGCTGTCCGTCAGTACATGGACTTGTACGATGGCTCAACTGGCGTGGACTGGGGCAATCAGTACCATATTGCACAGGAGTTAGGAGTTGATATTTAGTGATTATTGGTAAGCGGAAAACACATCGCTTCGACTTAGAAGCCAATCGGGAGTATAAAATGCCGGTTGGCTTTTTTAATGCCGTTCGTGATAACCCGATGGCGCTGTACAACGTGGCTTACAAGTTTATCCGGCACCACGTGGATCATGAAGTGCCGCGCTTGAAAGAGCTGTTCGACTACTATCTGGCCGAGAATCGTATCAAGTCATGGGAAGGGTCACCCAATCCCGAAAATGCTCATAACCAAGTAGCGTCTAGCTTTGCCCGGTATATCACTAATATTAGGGTTGGCTACTTCATGGGCAACGACATCCAGTACAAGGTCGTCAAGGGCGATGACCAGCAAGAATCAACGGCAGAAACACTCGACGACTTGATCCAACATTACAATCAAGCTGCTAATGCGCCATATACTGATGAGATGCTGAAAAAGGACTTGTCTATCACTGGCCGGGCTTATGATCTGGTCTACGTCAATGAGGGCGAAACGACGCTTAACTTGGCTAAGGTAGACCCCACAACGGCGTTTGTCGTGTATGACGATTCCATCAAGGCTAAGCCATTGTTTGCTGTCCGCTACTATCAGACCGGTGTGCTTGATGACGATTTACAAGAGCAGTACGAAATCTATACTGACAATGCACTGTTCCATTACCATTCAAACGGTGGCCTGCCGCAGACTAATGCGCCGGAACAAGCTGTGCAGTTTGATAGTCAGGAGCCGCTATTCTTTGGCCGTGTGCCGCTCACAGAGTACAAGAACAATGATGAGCGGACTGGTGATTGGGAAACGGAACTAGATCAGTTGGACGCCTTGGACAAGGCCATTTCCACGATGGCGAACTTCCAAGAGGACTTCAACGCGGCGGCAATGGTCATTACTGGTAAGTTTGCTGACATGACGGAGCCTAAGTATTTGCTTGATAAAGAGGGCAAGAAGGTACTAGGCAAGGACGGCCAACCAGTTATCCTTGAGCCAGCGCACCCGAATATCAAGCCAAGCAATCGGATGTTCTGCTTGAAGCCGTATGTGGTAAGAACTGGGCTAAACGGCCAGCGGCAAATTGTTAATCCGACGCTTCAATACGTCACCAAGCAGTATGACGCTAATGGCTGGCAAACCTATGTAAACTTCTTGATTAATGAAGTCCATAAGTATACCAACACGCCGAATGTCAATGATCCAAACTTCGCTTCCAATGCTTCTGGTGTAGCTATGAGTTACAAGCTCTGGGGGAGTGACCAGGAACGTAAGATTCAAGAATCACTGTATAAGCGTGGGCTTCGTGCCCGTATGAGTGCTTGCGTGGCCTACTGGGACAAAATCAATGCTTTGCCTGGCACGAACGACGTCCCGACTGTCGTCGACATGATTAAGCCAAACTTCGACCCGAACTTGCCAAAGAATGACGATGCAACGGCCCAACTGCTGCAAATTCTGTCTGGCATTCCTGGTCTTGAAAGTCAACAAACCCTGCGGGAGATTGCCGAACGGATCACTGGGGTATCTGCTGACGATGAGCAACAGCGGATTGAGGACCAGCAAAAGTACGAAGCCGAGCAGGCTGACAAGTACGATAACGGCGACACTGGTATCGGCAATGTCTTCGCTACTGGTAAGCCGGCAGTTGTTGACGTTGACGATATAGCTAAGCATATCAACGGCAAGAATGCCGCTCAGTATCAGCAAACAGACGAGGGTGATAAGCAATGACGGACCAGGAATGGTTTGACCAACTCAATAGGATTTTTAATCCGAAAAGCCCAGGGGTGCAACAACTCCGGGCGGCAGTTGAGCGGGCCGAGCACAAGCAGGAAGTCACCCTTGACCATTTTTTTAGCAATGGTTTGCAGTGGAATGCAGCCGCTGACCCGGCAGATGTGGCAGAAGTCTTTGCCAGTCTGCGTGAGTTGCGCTCACAGGCCACCACGCCCACCCAGAAGGCCGTTTTAGGTGCCTTGCTGAACAATTTACCGTATAAGACACAAACGGACGTAGCAAAGCTCACAAGCCGAATTAACATTGCCATGTTTGGGCTTGATGTTGCTGGTCGATTGGCTAAGCAAAAAGCGGAGATTGTGGACAAGGTGACTAAATTGACTGGTCAGGGCGTGCAAGGGTATAACACCCAGCTAAGGCGGCGTGCTTTAATGCGGGTGGCCGTGCAGTCCGGTAATGACACCGACACCCTGCCGCTCATCTTTAAGCATATGCAAAGCCTGTCTATCGACATGGACAAGGTCATCGACTACCAAGTGGCTAACCATATGAATCCACGTTCCCTTAAAAAGGCGGCCAAGGAAGCCCTTGAAAGTGATAAGTTGTGGAACTTCAACTCAAAAGGGTGGAAAACAGCCGTTCAGAAGCGCTATATGCACACCGAAGCGGATGTGGAGCGAATATATGTGACTGAGGCCAAGGCCGCCCAGGAAAGAGAAGCCGGTAAGCAGTTCAAATTGATGGGCTACAAGTACGTCAAAGTGAAGAGCCGCAATAATCCACATACCTGCAAGTTCTGCGATGGAATGAATAACACCATCGTCAAACTTGATGACATGGTAATCGGGGTTAATGTGCCGCCGTTCCACCCTCGGTGTGCTTGTAACATTATTCCGGCCGAAACTCCGGTCAAGGAAGCCCTAGAAGATATGGGATTGTGAGGTGTCAACGTGAAATGGTTTAAATGGGCCAGTATTGTCTTGCAAGCCCTTATCACCGTATTTGCCATTGCAGTATTTATTAATAGTGCAGATTTAGTTGCAAAACTCATTCAAGTAATTGTCGTACTTATGTCGATTGACATCATACTTTCAGAAATTAAACATCATTAGCGACTATCAGCAGATAGCCGCTTTTTTCATGCCTTCAAACGTGCTGTCAGGCGTAAAAGAGCGGACGGGTCTACCCGACGGGGGTTAAACGGAATAAGCCGACGGGCGTAAAACGGAGGTTTTAATTATGAATAACGAAGAACAACAAAATCAGCAAAATCAAGTCGATGAAACGCAAACGGAGCAACAAGATAACCAAGAACAAGGCTCACAAGTGACGTTCACCGGCGAACAACAAGCGGCCATTAATAACATGATTTCTACCGCTATTGGCAAGGAACGTTCTAAGGCCGATGACCGTATCAAGGCCATTCAAGACCAGGCGGAGCAGGATAAGCAAGATGCTGTCCAAAAAGCCGAAGCTCGGGCCAAGATGACTGCCGATGAACGGGCTAAGGCCGAACAACAAGACCGGGAAAAGAACCTTGCTAAGCAGCAGGAAGACCTTGACCGCAAAATGCGAGAGTTCTCTACCAAGAACATGCTTTTAGATAAGGGAATTAGCGTTGACTTAATGCCACTTGTCATGGGCACTGATGATGACGAAACTTCGCAACGATTAGACCTACTCAAGAAGTATCGGGACAAGGAAGTGCAGGCAGCCACACAAAAGCTGATGGCTGGGAATCGAACGCCAAGTACCGGCAACGGCGGCAACAATAGTGTCGGTTCTGGTGATAATCCTTGGACCGAAGGGGCTTGGAATTTGACCAAGCAACAGCAAATTTATACGACCAATCCCGAACAGGCACGCCAAATGATTGCCCAAGCGCAACCTAAGCGGGCCTTTTTTGTTGGAAAGAATTAATAAGGAGTGATAAATAATGGCAGATGTAACAACTGCAACTAAACTAGCTGATATGCAAATCCCCGAATGGTGGGCACCATATACCGCTCAGCGTTCCGTGGAACAAGACCAATTTTTCCAATCTGGTGTAATCACTGCCCGGCCTGAACTGGCCGCACAACTTTCTGGTGGTGGATACCTGGTAAATATGCCATTCTACAAGCCATTAGCAGACGTTGACCCGCAAATTCCGGACGACAACAAGGACATTGAGCTGAACACGATTAACACGTCCAGCTCCCAAGCTCGTAAGTTTGGAATGGACCAAGGTTGGTCTGCAACCGACTTGTCTGCAGAATTAGCCGGCTCTGACCCACTGACAGCCATGAGCAACTCAGTATCTGACTACTGGCGGCATATCAATGAAAAGATTTTGCTGGGTACCCTTGATGGTGTTTACTCTTCTACTTCTATGAAGAACAAGAACCAGTTTGACGCCACCGCTGAAGGTCAGACTGATAACACGTTCTCGCTGTCTAACTTCAACAATGCCCGCTTCCAACTGGGTGACCGGTTCCGTGACTTGACGATGGTTGTTGTCCACTCTGACATCTTGAAGCAACTTCAAAATGCTAACATCGTGGATCCTAAGACTGGCAATGTAATCATGGTCAACGGTACTCAGCTGCCTACCCAGATTTCAGCACCAAACCCAGGTGATTCCATCAAGGGTGTCAAGATTATTGCTGATGACACGCTCCCAGTTAAGAACGGTGTCTACACCAGCTATCTATTCTCTACTGGTGCCTTTGGCTGGTCTGAACTACCTGTTGACCGTGCTGTTGAAACTGGTCGGGAAGCCCTGCGGTTCCATGGTACTGACTACCTGGTTAACCGTCGTCGCTTTATCCTGGCTCCTGCTGGTATGTCTTGGAACGAATCTATCTTCCAAGCTGACGCCATGAAGAACAACAACGGCAAGCCGGTAGCATACCCAAGCCTTGCCGATATGGCAAATGGTAAGTATTGGACCCGTGTGGCCGATGAAAAGCTGATTCCATTCGTTAAGTTCACTACGACTGACGAAGCTATCAAGAAGGTGGCAGACCCAGTTAAGCCAAATTAAATATAAGCAAAGCAGTCTAAGGAGGTATGGCTTCAATGATAGATGTTGAGCGAATCCAAACACTGCTAGGTGTCACATTTGATGATGCTGACAAGGGCCGTGTTGAGGTCTACATCACCGAAGCTAAGCAGGCCATTCTGGTTTACATTCAGCAGTATCTTCCTGATGATACTGAGTTTCCAACGGAATTAAACTACTTAGTTGACCATTTGGTGTTGGCTAAGTACAACAAGTTCCATAATGAGGGGCTAAAAAGCATTAGCGAAGAGGGGCTGACGCTATCCTTTAGCTCTAACGACTTGAAGGACTACATGGGCGACATTCAAGCCTGGATTGACCGCAATAGTGACGGTAAGGACCTGACGGGCAATGCGATTGGTTGGTGATAGCAATGCGATATGACCAAGTGGCGTATCTCATCAAGAAGCCGCTAACTGACCCAGACGACGATGATATGTACAGCCACCCCAAAGCGGCTGCTACTAAGGTCAAGGCCAACGTTAAGCGAACTAACTTAACGTTCGGTGACGGCAGTATGTACGATGTAACGATTGTCCGCGTGTTTGGCGAAGTTGAAGCCGATAAAATCGGCCTTGCTGACTATGATCCTGACGATGAAAGTACCTGGCACCAGATTCAGAAGGTCGGTCGGCACTTTCAGCGAACCGACTTTTACATCGTCAATGCGGAGGTGATTTTCAATGGCAAATAACTATGATGAGCTGCCACGTGTCAACTTTGAAGTCGATATGGGCAACTTTGAACAGGTAAGAGCCACAGCACAAGCATTGGCCGCTATGGGGATGCCAGAAGCGCTGGAAGAAGTCAATCGGGAGTATGCTCGCGCTAAGGCGGCCAGCAAAATCTTCATTCGCAATGCGGCGGCTCAGGAAGTGGAAGCAGCCAGTGACCTTGAAGCGTCGTTGGTCGGCCACAGCAAGAGCGGCTACGTTCCTACTGGTACTTTGCAGGGGAGCATTACCCCGCAGTTCAGCAAGGGCGGCTATAAAGTTAGCATTGCTCCATTAGCTACTGCCGAAGACGCAGAAAAGGCCCGCAAGGCGATTGCCCAGGGGGCCAAGAAGATTCGCAGGGTCAATAAGCCCTCCAAGAGCGAGGACGCCCACTATTATGGTGTGGATGTTGAGTTTGGCAAGGGACATAACCCAAGAGAACCCTTCATGAAGCCGAGCGGCGAAAAGGTAGCGGCTCAATTGGATCAGAAATTTGAAGAAACAATGCGACAAGCATTAGATTAGGGGGCCTGACATGGGACCAGAAGAAGACCTGCTGGGCCAAGTAAAGCGGGCGTTGAAGCAGGTGGGGGCACCTGTCTACTACGACGGTAAGGCCCACAAGGCCGAGTTTCCGCAAGTCATTATTGACCTGTCGAACGGCCAAGACCAACCCCGTGATTTTAAGGTAATTGAAAAAACCAAGCTGACAGTATCGGTCGATGTTTACACGCGGCCGGACCAGGTTGGCGAACGACTAAGCATAAGTAACCAAGTCCGTAACGCAATGGAACATGTCCGATGCGTGCACTGGTGGTCAGCTTTTGACGATTACTCAGTTCGCACACTTGACGATGAAATGGGAGGTGTGCCCCTTAAAAGGGCAGCCTTCCTTTTTGATTACATGACTTACGGTGTGGCAATTAAGAAAGGTGGAAACTAATAATGGCAGACGATTTTGGCGTAACTGACGCAAGCATTGATACAAACGAAATGCTAAAAGCGGACCTTATCATCTACGGAATCAAGTTCCCGTGGGATAAGAAAGACGCTTTGATTCATATGTTGGGGCTCCAAGCCGCAACTTCAACAACCGAAACAATGACGCAAACGGCCGTTAACTTGAAGCAAGGGACCGTTCACGGCCCTGGTGCTGTCAATGAGACGTTCGTTGTTGATTCCTACTGGCGGATGCTTGATGATGAAATCTTCTATGGTTTGAAGCGGGCTGTCCGTGACAAGGTACGGGTCGGCATTTTCCGGTTTGACTTTAACAAGAAACGGGACGACCCAGCAAATCCTGGCAAATTCATTGTTCCGGGCACTTATGGAATGGCTTACCCGAACGGGGTACCACAGACCGAAGCGGTCAACAACCTGTTACACTCCAACATCACCTACAACATCGACGGGGACTCCCAAGAAGGTGTGACGTCACAAGACGAGATGGAGCCAATGTTGTACCAGTCTGGGCTCAAGCTGTATGACTACGCCCACAATACCGACATCGGTGGCACGATGGATCCAGAACCAATGCCGATAGACAAGTACCTGGCAGCTCACGGTAAAGCCGCTACTACTCCAACAGCACAACCAGCACAGCCAAAGTAATTTTAGGAGGATTTAAGACATGGAAGCATTAATGATTAAAGTTAACCAAAACGCACAACCAGCAGCATACGAACCGAAGTTGAACTTCGCTTTTTACAAGCAGACCCGGGACGACGAGGACCTCAAGGGTAATGATTACCCGGACGGTTTTTCTGCCTTAGTTGATGGCCTGCTGAATGAAAGTGTCGATGCCATTGTGGCTGCATACTTCCACTCATTGGCATGGTACAAGCGTAATCAGCCATCTGTCGACGCGGTAGAAGAAGCACTGGAAGCTACTGTCTTCGCTAGTGATGAAGCCACCGATAAGGCATTCAACGACATTCTTAGCGAATTAAAGAAAGACGATTTTTTAGCCCGTCGTTTGAAGCAGTTCATCAAGGACCGGAACAAGAACGCGGATATGGCCCAAAAGCAGATGGAAGTGGAAGAGGACAAGAGCAAGCGCCAGCAACTCGCCTTGGGGCTGGAGGAACTGACGGACGAGATCAACAAACTCAAGGCCTTGTTAGCAACGAACGAATCCTCGCCGAAGCCAGAAGGTGCGGACTCACGCCCTCAGAACTAGAGGATTTAACACCTGCAGAGTTTAAGGCCGTTCAAAAAGGCTATCAGCTGTCATTAGCAGACCAGCGAGAACAAACCATCTTCAACAAGCACATTCCACAACGGACGGTGTCAGTTGAAATGCAGCAGTCGTTGGAAGAACTGTTCAGCTCCTTGTCTAAGCAAAATGCCAAGTCAGCCGAAGATATGCTTAACGATGCTGAAACGAAGCAGGAAAGCAAGGAGAACCATCGAAAGGGTCTTTGGCAACTTTTAGGTAATGGAGAAGGGAGGTAGAGCCTATGGCAACAAGTGCGGTTGTTGAAAAACGCTTCATATGGAAGTTCATTGACCAAGTAACACAGGGCGTCAAAAAAGCCAAGTCGGCTGTTGAAGAAACTGACGCTGCTATAAAAAAGGCCAGCACAGGAGTTCAAGAAAGTAGCACTAGTTGGACTAAGTACGGTGATACCGCCAAAAAATCTGTTACTGAACTGACTGAACAATTGCAGAAGAACAAGGAAGCGTTTGAGAACTACCGTAATCGGGCTGTTGACGCTACTAAAGATGTAACGCGCCAGCTTGATCTATACCAAGACAAGCTAAAAGGCATACCTTCTTACCGGACTACCGATTTCAAAGTCAAAGTAGATGACCCAAAGCTGGCAAGTTGGGCACGTAAAGTCCATGATGTTCCTAAGGAAAAATCTACTTGGTTAAAAATCAAAGATGGATTCTCCAATAGATTAAAGAATGCCAGGAACCAGGCTGAACAGACTAAGCGTTCATTTTCAATGCTGAAATCTGTAATGGCGGGTACTTTCGTTGGTGGTGCTATTCTTAATGGAGTATATGCTATCGGGAACGGTATAAAAGCAGCTACGGCCGCTGGTATGGAGTTTGACACCGAACAGCAAAAGATGCTTGCAACCTGGAAAACGTTAACTGGCAGTAAGCAACAGGCCCAAGGAATGGTAGACACTATCAATGATTTGTCTATTAAGACAGGGCAGGCAACTGATACCATTAATGAGTTGGAACAAGGCTTTTATCACTTACACTCTAGCAAATCTGAAGCTGATGACATGACAAAAGCTATGCTTAACATGGGGGACGCAGTTGGCCTATCTGGACAACAACTAACCCAAGTTGAACAAGATATGGTTCACGGTTTGGCAACCGGGAAAGTCACCCAAGGTGAGCTTAACCAGATTGGGATGTATTTCCCAATGATTGATGAGAAAATGGCTAAGTACTTTCACACTACTGTTGCTGGGATGCGCAAAATGGCATCTGCTGGAAAAATTACCGGCAAAGACTTAGAAGAAGTCTTTGAGAAAATGGGAAACTCTGGCAAGTATAAGAAAGCCGTTGACAACATGATGGAAACCACTTGGGGTTCTATGAGAACAATTAAGTCAATGGCTCCACGCCTTGTTGGGGCAATGGAACAAGGACTTTTTAATGCCCGTAATCCTTTAGTTGGAGCTGTTGCTAAATGGACAACTGACCCAGCTACAAAGAAGGGCTTTGAAAATGCTGGTAGGAATATAGCCAATACCTTGACTAGTGCAATTAGTACCGTTACTAATCTGGTCAAGGCATTCCAGCCACTGAACAAGATTATCGGTAGTATTGTCGGTGGCCTTGCAAGTGGTATTTGGATTGGATTTTCAGCAACAGTTAAGGCAATCGCTACTGGAATTACTACTGTTGTAAATTGGTTCTCAAGACTTGTTGGCTTAATTCCTGGAATTGGTAAAGGTAATAAAGCCTTAGATGCGACGAATAAGTATTTTAAAATTCTTGGAGTAATACTTGGTGGAGTACTAGGAATTTTAGCTACTTACAAGTCTGCCGTCGGAGTGGTGATCGCTTTGACAAAAACGTGGGGCGCAGTTACGAAGGCTTTTACGGCTGTACAAACAGCGCTTGACGTTGCTTTAGATACTAATCCTATTGGATTGATTGTTATTGCAATTGCTGCGGTTATTGGGGCATTAGTCCTAGCATACAAGCATATCAAACCATTCCGTGACGCTGTGAACAAAGGTTTTAAAATGCTAGTTAGTGCTGGTAAAAAAGTAATCAATTTCTTCAAAAGTGATTGGAAAGAAATTGCTTTATTCCTTGTTAACCCAATCGCTGGGGGCATTGCACTAGCTTACAAGCATAGCTCAAAATTCCGGTCGTTCTGTCATAAAATCAGTAAAGATTTTGAAAGTCTCGGGAAAGACCTCAAAAAGAAGGGCAAAGGAATTGCCAAAACGATTGGTGATACCTTTACTGGTAAGGCTTCTTGGGAACGTGACTTGAAGAAGAACTTTTCCAAGATGATGAAGGAATACCAGAAGAACGCCAAACAGCGGGCCAATCTTGAAAAGAAGCAGCAGGAGCAAGAAAGAAAGCAGTGGCAAAAGCACTGGAAGGATCTGCAAAAGGGATCATCTAAGCTCTGGCAAGGCTTTGCTAAAAATGCCAAGAACGGCATGAAGAATATCCAAAAGGAACACGATAAGTGGTCTAAAACCTTCCAAAAAGGCTGGGATAAGACCTGGACTAGCATAGGAAAGTTTACTGACCGAACTTGGAAAGACCTGCAAAAAGGTTCTGGAAATGGTATGACCGGTATGCACCGCTCCATTTCTAACGGTTTGGAAGCCATTAATCGCACCTGGAATAGTATGTGGAATGGCTTGAAGGACTTCTTTGGTGACATCTGGGATGGTATCAAAAAGCTGGCTGAAGACGGTATGAATGGTGTTATCAGTATCATTAATGGTGGTATCGGAGCCATTGATGCTGTTTGGAATTTCTTTACTGGTCACGGTAGCGGCATTAAGAAGCTGAACAAAGTTCACTTTGCCCAGGGTGGTACTGTCCACCGCTCCCTGTCGGTCGTCAATGACGGCCCAGGGGACGACTGGAAAGAATTAATGCAATTCCCCGACGGTTCCTTTGGAATGGCTCAGGAGCGAAACTGGACCGGTTTCCTGCCGGTTGGTACTCGTATCTACTCAGGGCCAGAAACTAAGCAGATTATGAAGATGGCTGGCGTGGACCACTATGCTACTGGTGGTATTGTCGGCGGTGCCCAACACTTCGCAGGCGGCGGAATTGTCCGCGCCCTCGAAGGATGGATCGCTAAGGTCGGCGACGCGGTCAGCGGTATGGACGAGAAGTTCAGGTCAATGGAAGACTATCTGGAAGCACCTATTCAGCGTGTGAAAGGTGTCATTCAGCGGGCTGTCGGTGGTAACTATGGATCAATCGGTCATTGGGGCGAGCTTGCTCACGGCGAGTGGGACAAGATTACCGATGGCATGAAGCATTGGGTTCAGCACTCCATCACCCAGTTCTTATACTCATTTGAGAATAAGGAACTGAGTAAGGACATGATGAGGGCCGCTGCTACCATCAACAAGTCTAAGCCAAGTGATGGCTTCTTCAGCTTGCTGTGGCAAACCATCATGAGTGAATCCGGCGGGCGTTCAGTTGTTCAGCAGGTCCATGACGTCAACTCTGGTGGTAATGAAGCCGCTGGGGTCTTGCAGTACACACCGGGCACTTTTGCCAAGTATGCACTGCCGGGACATGGTAACCGAATGAATCCGTTTGATGAGTTGCTGGCCTTCTTCAACAACACAGATTGGCTGAACTCCATTGGGTCCACAATTATCCGTGGGGTAAGTAAGATTGACTGGCTGCACTCCGGCCCACAAGGTGGTACCCGGAATAGCTTCTGGCCGATGCTGGCAACTGGTGGGGAAGTCTTTGGGACTACCCACGCCATTATTGGTGATAATCCGGAGCACCATGAATTCGTCATCAATCCTTATGCGCCAAGTGCAGGGCCACTGCTTGCTAAGGCGTATGAGGCTACTGCAAGCGCCCAAGGAGTAGCGACTACAAGTTCCTCGACAGAGGGATCGAAGCTGGATAAAGTTATCGCTCTATTGAGCCAGTTAGCTGACTTGGTTGGCGACATTGACCCGCAGATTATCTTGGATATGGATAGAGTGACTAATGGCGTCAACAAGAAGAACGCCAAATTGGCAGCACGAGTGAAAGGATAGTGAATCATGATACAGACTTTTTCTGCAAGAAAAGATAAGCCACGAGCTTACAAGTATGGGGAAATGAATCAGCCAACCTTTAATCCGATTGAGCTGTCTATTTCCGATGATGGTAAGGAGTGGACCAGTATCTTTGATGTGCCAGATTTAGAAGATGTATACTGTGCAAAACCGCCGGACGTACAACCGGCCAATCAGGCCAATACCTATCGACGGATTGCAATCCAAGATGGTCAACGCTTGCTATCCAGTGTGTATGACCAGCGGGAATTCACGGTGACCTTTTTTACCGATGGCAGTTACAACGAAGGAGATACGTTGCTGGGCTATGATGCCTTGCAGCGTTTTTTAGTAAGCCGGAAAGCATACTGGATCTGCTTTGCTAACTGGCCGCAACGGATGTACTACGTCATGGCGAAGCTCGGCAAGCCCACATTCTTTGCCGATAAAGGCTGGACCGTTGACGTGACCTTTACCGATTTAATCGGTTTGAGCCGGTCAATCGGGACTAGCCTAGACTATGACAATCATGTGCTGGGCTTTGGCGATAACGAGCCCCTAGATAAGCCCAGCTACACTTTTAGTGTCAATGGTAAGGGGACCTTTACGGTATACAATCCCTCTGATGTGCGTATCGACCCAGAGCGGCGTGGACACCCATTCGTGTTGACACTTGACGGTAGTTCTCCCGGTAAGATGAAAATTACCAATCAGACGACAGGCGATTACATTACCAGAAGTGGTATGTACACAAGCGATAAGGATAATAAGGGGCAGTATGGGCCGTCTAACTTCAAAGGTAAATGGAAAATTGATGGTGTAAGGATGACACTCAATGGTAAATCCGATACGTTGCAAAGCAACCAAGGTATTATCACTCTCCAGAAGGGAAATAATACTTTTGAAGTTGATAACTATACAGGCAAAGTCGAGTTCGATTTTCCGTTCTGGTGGTTATCATGACGAGAGAGAATACCTTGGCAATAACAAATAATTTGAACAATCGTACTGCTGACTTACAAGAATTTCTTGACTACAACGATCTACGGAATTCCTTTAAGGTCAACTGGCAGTTAAACTCAAATTATGAGATTAGTTTTACCGCCACATATACCGACCAATACAAGGACGCATTCAATCTACTAGCAATGAAGCGGTATCTGGTTTATAACGGCCAGTTTTATTCCATACAACAGCTAGAATATGCCTTTGATGAAAATGGTTTCCCCACTGCACAAGTGACGGCAAACGCAGCTTTGATTGACCGGATGAAAAATTTGCGGATTGATCCGTCAGAACCTACGGAAGACCACCCGGAAACATCTGGCGGTGATTCTGATAATTCGGGAGACAACCAGCAACAGGATCCGGCGCCGGGGACGGTCACCATCAAGAAAACTGATGAGCAACAAACTTACACATTGCAAGACCGGCTCGACCAGTTTTTCAAAAACAACGACCAAAATATCAGTTACGAGTTACACGGGAACTTTCCACAAGCGGCAGTTGAGTGTTCTGGGTCACTGTTTGAGTGGCTGGGGTCTAATTTAGCAACATTCGGTGCGTACTATGTGCCAGATAATTTAGTTCTCAAGATATACGACCTCCCAAGCCTGCGTCACCAAACCGACATGGTTTTCCGATATATGAGCAATGCCTCCACTGTAAACATTCAGTCGGAAGGTAATGACATGGTCAACGATTGCGAAGTGTACGGTGGGAAGATGGAGAAGGACATTACTTCCGGAGGCGGAGGTGGTGGCGGTGACCTTGATTCCGTTGAGGGATTTTGTAAATCGCCTATCAACGCCGATTTTGGTGTCAATAAGCAGGCCATGCTAAGCAACTTTGCGGCACGGTCTAATCGTGTTCAAGCCTGGGGCGTCGATGTAAATCGTCTTTATGACGTGATTAAGCAAAACGGCGTCAGCCCAGAGTGGTTCTTTGCTTATGAATTGCAAGAACAGGGAACTGGGTATGGCTGGTTGAACCATACGTATAGGCATGGGGACGCTTACCAAGATGCGGCTTCAGTCTGTGATTGGATTAAGCAGACTGCACAAACGCCAACCATTACTGCTGCTACTGAGAGCGGCAAGGGAAACCAAAGCCTAGCTGCTAAGTGGAATCAGGAATTCCCAAAAGGGACCATCGGCCATGTGTACTTGCAAGGTACGGCAGCGGCCGCCTGGGAACTCGAAGGAATTGCTGGCGGCTATTACGGTAAGCCCTTATCTGGTTGTGTGGCAGTCATTAAGTCCTGGGGTGGTCATACTGTCCATAATGATGGCGCTGATGGTGGCGGCTGGGCTTGGCCCTTTGCCTGTGGTGAAGGTACATTTATGAGTGCTCAGCTATTCGGTGTTCACCCATGCAACGGTCGTCCTAATAATTTCCATGATGGCCTTGATTTTGGTTCGATTGACCACCCAGGCTCAGAAGTCCACGCTATTCACGGCGGTAAGGTAACCCAAATTTCTTATGGTCAAGGTGTTGATTGGTACTGTGTCGTTACTGATAGCACCGGGTTAAACGTTGAATATCAGGAAGCATTTAGCAATCCTGGTTTATTCCGTGTTCAGGTGGGTCAAACGATTAAAACCGGTGATGTAATCGGGATTCGGGATGGTACCCACGTTCATATTGGAATTACCAGAATGGCTATCCCAGCAGCATTTGCTCACTGGGCGTCTAACGACGGCACCTGGCTGGACCCGCAACAGATGATTAAAACCGGCGGCAATGCTTCGCCTGGTGGGGATAGTGGGGGCAGTAGTAATGTTACTACCACAACCCAAACCTATTACTCATTGCATTATCATTACCGTAATGAGGAGAGTGTTAAACGTTACGGCATTCATAAGGGCGCCCCGATTGTTATGGATAGCATCTACGACATGAACGCTCTTAAAACCTACGTCGAAAATACTGTCCAGCATGATCCGCCAACTACCATTTCCAATAATCAATTCGGGGGGCGCGATTTTAAACTGGGCGACGTAGCTCGTCTAATCGTTCCTGATAAGGACATTAACTTCGACGTAACCTTAATGGGAGTTGAGTACAATCCATATAACCCAGACGGTGACGATGCAACGCTGACCTGGAATAACACGGGCTTGACGATGAAAAATAGCATTTACGCTCTTTACCAGTCTATCAAGCAAATCAATCGGAACGTCGACCGCATAGACACATATGGTGGTACTGGTGGCCGTGCTGAAACTCACGTCGATAACGTAGATACTAATAAGCCACAAAATGATGATAGTGACAGTTCAATGAAGCTCTCACAAAACGAACTGGAAGCTATCAAGCAGTTCACGAACAGTTAGGGGGCTAGAAGATGATAAAAGCCAATTGGATAGACGTGTCATACTTCCAAGACCCTGAAAAGTTTGACTACCAGGCTGCCAAGCAGGCCGGAATCCAGGGGCTGATTATCCGTGCCGGCTACGGCAAGACACAAGACACCGCCGCCGCTCAGCATATCGCCAATGCTCAGAAGTACGGCTTTATGTGGCACCTGTATCACTACTGGTACAACATGGGTGGCGAAGCTGAATGGGCCGTTCAAAATGCTAAGAGCTTGGGCCTGACCGCTAACCAATACATCTTCCTGGACATGGAAGATAAGTCCCTGCCGGCTGACTGGAACGGGCAGTTTGCAGTTTTCCGTAAAGCTGTGGGGGACACGTACAAGGTCGGGCTTTACTGCTCCGACAGCCCCTACAAGGCCAAGTTCCAGGATAGTCAACTGCAACAGCTCAAGGTGGCCCGCTGGGTTGCCTCGTATAGCTATGAGCCGGCTAACTACGACATCTGGCAACTGTCAGGCGCAGGTGGTGGCGGCTTTGGCAGCTACACCGGCGATGTCGACCGTGACTACACGAAGAGCGATATACTCAGCCTGTACGCCACGACTAACATCAATCCGGTAGTAACGAAGCCGACCGCTGACTTGCAGTATATCCAGCCCATCATGCTCCAGCCTGGTTATGATACGGAAACCAACATCTACGGCCTGGGGTACTCCCCAGATAACGGCGTGCACTTCTACGTGACTTACACCACGTTTGGCGCCAAGTACCGCCAGGAGGACGCTGACAGGCTCTGGAAGTATCTGCAAGGTTTTGTAAGCAAACAGATTCATGATGCCGTATCGCTCACCTGGGACAATATCAAGGGTAAGCCTGACCTGGTTCTTCGGAGTGACCTGCCGGACTTTAACCAGTTCGCCTTGAAGAAGAACCTGCCAGCGCCCGTGGACCTGTCGGGGTACGCTAAGACTGACGTCGTCGAAGCCGTCAAGGCGACCGCTGAGAGTGCGCTAAGCAATGCAGAGAAGGCACAATCAACAGCGGACGAAGCTAGGGCTGACATTACTAAAGTGCAGCAGATGGCTAACGACGCAGTGGCTCTGGCAAATAATGCAAGGGCCACTATTAATACTAACGATGAGCTTACAGTAAAGAAGCCTTCCGAGTATTCGGAAGGCTTTTCTCATGAGCTGAAACGAGTGGCGGTCATGATACCAGACCGGTCAGGCCTGATTGAAAGTGCCCAGGCGGGGACGATAGGCATTTTATCGACCATGTCATATGGCAACTATGCTCGTCAGACACTCAAAGTGTTGGACAGTCAACGGCCCATGACTTTCATTCGGAATGGTTCTGACGATACCTGGTACCCGTGGGAAACTGTCACAACAACGATTACGGTTGATTGAGGTGTGAAGTGTGAATTTAGTGGAGTATTACAACGAAAACATCACGGCAATTTACCAGCGGGTGATTGCCTTATATAACAAGGGCCAGCCCGCATATGAAGCCAGCGTGGACGTGCCTGAGCTGAGCTTGATTCCGGTACCCAAGCCGGGCGACAAACTCAACCGGGCCGTCTACTTATGGACGATTGATTGCATTCGACAGCTGGAGGCAGTCATCAACGACTTGGTGGCTGTCTATAACGATTCAGGAATTATCGACTATGAAATCGGGGACACGCCCGACATCAAACTGTGGTTGCCTGAACGGCTGGTCATTGATGACACCTATATCGCCAAGCTGTCGGACGATTTTGAAGAGTGTAAAAAGCTGTTAGACCAGCTTGATAAGAACCTCCAGCCATTCTTGACGGAGGTTTAATTTAGAAAGGAGTGTGAGACATGGCTAATCAAGGTGATGAGAGCCGAGTCCCGGTTGACCTAACCCGCTGGGAACACGAAGAAATGGACATCACTGGGAAGTTCAATGCACGGGCCGGTGATACCCAGGATTTTGTACCAATGTGGGTTAAATCCAATGGATTCCCGCAAGATGTACGAAAGTGGGGCCTGATTTATGGTGGTACGGACGCTAACATGGTGCCACACCGTCACATTATCAAGTGTATCGGTGATTTGCCTATCAAACGGGGTGACCAACCAGCCGTTGGTAAGTTTACCCTGCCATTTGATGAACATACTTTTAACGTCCCGGGTAAGTGGAACCAGTTCTTCGTTCAATTCATTGATGAGAACGGTGAAACCGTGTCAACGATTGACCTCGGGTTTGACGTTTTTGATAATTCGTTCTTTGCCCACATGGGAGACGCTGAGAACATTTACGTTGAGGAATTTGAAAAAATTCTTCAAAGCGTTACCCAGAAGGGTTTGGATACTCAGTCAAATATTCAGAGCGCTGGCGACAGTTTTAAGTCTGATATGCAAACATGGATGGACAAGTACAAGCAGACACTGCTTGACGCTATCAGCGCGGTCAATGACCCAAAGGATGGCCTGTATGTCCGCTACCAGCAACTGCTTGATATGACCAATCAGATTCAAGGAACGTTGAAGGCGGCACAGTTCCATGACCGGATTTTTCAGTACGCTACTGTGCAGGATATGAAGAATGCTGTCCAGCCGTTACCGGGTGACCTAGTGGTGACCCAAGGCTGGGAAACACGTGACGATGCTCGCGGCGGCTTCTGGCGGATCCGAGTCAAGCGTGACGGTGAAACGGCAACCAACGGTGCAACTACTATCGAGCTAGGTACTGGCTACATCGCAGAGCGGGACTTTGGCATTGTTGAAGATATGGCCCCAATCCATATGGGGACGGTAGCCTACGAAGCTAAGGAGGACGCTGACGGTTTCGTGGACTTAATGCCGCCCGTGCATATGTATGTGTCGAAGTATGGGGCCGGGATTCCCCAGGTCGATGTCGATATTGCCGGTGGTTCGGCAGTTAGTGAAGTCAAGGTGCAACCAGTTTTTGACGGTAGCAAGTGTGAAATCTACATTTCGCCAGCTGACATCCGCTATCGTATGCCGGACATCAATCTGGAAACGCCTAGCTCTGCCGAGTGTGAAGGACCAAACGTGTATGTTGTCATGAATATTTTTACACTGACTTTGTCGCTTAAAGGTGCAAAGGCAACTGGCTTCACGCTGGATAAGGACTTTATCACAGAGTACAAGGACCTGATGGTCACGCTGTAAGGAGGAAAAAATATGGATTTGACAAGCGTAAAAATGAAACAAGGAGAAGGGCAGTGGCAAGATAAGTTCAACCGCCTCGTTGACGCCGTGCAAAAAGTGGGAGGAGTGACCGACCAGCTCCAATGGATTACATCTAGTGATGGCGTTGTATTTTTGAACGGCTGGCACGGCAATGTAACCTATTCATACGTTCAAATTGGCGATAAGAAGCTAGTTAGTCTTAAAGGTACTATTAACGGCAATGCCAAGGCAGCCCAATATACTGAATTACTGACAATTCCTGACAACGTCAAGCCAAAGGATCGAATGCTTCAGTACCAGTATTGGGATTCAATTGTCCAAATCATGGACAATAAGATTGGTGTGCGTAGCGGTGGGGACATCAAAGAATCCACTAATGGCACCTGGAATCTAGTTTTCGAGTTTACCTATGTATGCTAGTAAGGAGGAATGGCAAATGGCAATGGTATATTATGCGGACCCAGTAACCCTTATTTCTATGGGGGCACGTCCGGAACCCGATGGTTATCAGCTCAAGTCAAATGAAAGTTTCGACAATCCGAGTGGCTTACAGTCGCCGCAGAAGCTGACACCTACCGGATGGGTAGCCGCTACCGATGAGGAGCACAAGGATTACTTGGAAGCACAACAGAAGAAGTTCTTGGCTGAAAACCCACAGTTTGCTCAGCCTAGCCAACCAGCAGACGACAAGGGGGCCGAAGCACTGGGTGCTTTGGGCAAGCAGGTCGGGCAACTTGTAATTGATAACCAGAAGAACGCACAAGCTCTTCAAGCGCTCGGTGCTCAAGTGGCTAGCTTTATTGCAAAGGACAACGCGAATGGAGGTAAGTAATCATGGGAGCAATGTTTGATTTCTGCAAAATTATGTATGGTTCAGAAGGTTTTGACCTGGACTTCTACATTAAGCTGGGCGACGCAGTTCTAACTTCCGCTGGCTACAAGGCCATCACTGGTAAGGACTACGCACCTGCCGCACCAGCAGCTGTATAGCTTGTTAGATAGCTGGATATAGCTGATATATAGTCGCCGTAGAAAATCACAATACATAGAAAGCCCCACTCACAGCGAGTAGGGCTTTTATTATGGGCGGCTTTAAAATAAAAAATGGACGCTTATTAAGCGCCCGCAACCGGTTCGGTTCAAGTGGTCAGCTGGAACCATTTTGCACACCGGCATCATTTCCTCATAGCTATATTATAGCATAGTTTTTCTATGGTACAATATGTAAGCACGCCGTTGGGCTTAGTCACCCCACGAATATGTGCAAGTTGGGAGGTGTCCCAATTGCATTGGTGCATCATGATCCTCATCGTGCCTAGTAAGCACGTTAAACAACTAATTAAATGGCTACTTAAACACTTTAAGTAGTAACCCGAGCGCTTATCTTCGGATAGGCGCTTTTATTTTACCTAAATTTAGGGGAGGTGAGCAAATGCACTGGGCGGCAATCCATTATGTTTGGGGATACTCTTTGGAGGATTTAGTGGCAATTGGAACAATCATTGGGTTTGTAATTATCAGTGTCAGATGGCTTAATGGGAAGACCAAAAGAGTTGCAAAAAATATCAAGGACGACATGCTTGATCCAATTAGAAGAGAACTAAAATTACTCAATAAAAATATGGAAAAGTCTAATGAGCAGTATGAAGAGGCGACTCGCCGCTTGGAAAAAGGCGACCGGAAGTTCATTCATCATGATGAGCAGTTGAAGGACCATGAGCGGCGGATTGCGAACCTAGAGGAGGAACATCGAAAATGAAACTTATTACGGATATTGGAAACTGGTTGGTACAGTCGGGGGCCTTGTTCACCCTTGCTATTTTTGCGTGGAAGTACCTCAAGCCCGTCATGGTGGAGAAGCAAAAGCACGCCAAGACCGTGCAGGAAAAGGAGCTGCTGGGGTTGGTCAACTCTTTGGCCGATAATGCCGTCAACTCGCTGGTAAGTGCTCAGGGCGTTACTGGCTCCGACAAGTTCAAGGAAGCCACTAAGATTGTAGGTGGCACTTTGGCCGACAAGGGCTTTGATGTACACCAGGAAACGGTCGAACACGCTGTCCAGGCCGCTTACGAAAAAAGTGACCTGACACCGACTGTCGACCCCAACAAGGCACCACAGACGGGAGTGGTAGTTCATGACTAACTACGGATATGTATTGGACGTATCTGCCTTTCAGCCGCAGGCTTGCTACTTCGACTTCTGGTCTAAATGGAAAGCTCGTGGCGTAAAGGGTGGCATTGTCAAACTCTCAGAAGGTACCGGCTGGACTAACGGTTATGGTGCTGCTCAGATTGCCGCTATCAAGCACGAAGGGCTGATGGCTTCTGGTTATCACTTCTCACGGTTCCGTGGTAACACCTATCAGGCTGTGCAAGAAGCTAACCTGGCAATTGCTTGCGCCCGTCAGATGGGATTACCGCAAGGTGCTCCACTGGTACTGGATTACGAAGAACGATTGGGCTATCGAGCAAGCAACACGCAAGCGGCAATTGCCTTCTTGAAGTGCGTCAAGGCGGCTGGCTATCGTCCGGTCTTCTACTCGTACTCTGGTATGGCTAACCTGTGGGACTTTGAAGCCATTCACGCGGCCACTGGTGCAGTAATGTGGATTGCGGCTTACCCTACGCTTGCGGGGGTTACGTCACCAAACATGGGTTACTTCCCAGGTATCAGTAACTTTATTTGCGCTTGGCAGTTCACGGACAACTTCTTTGGCGAGCATATTGACGGTTCAATCGACCTTACGGGGGTGTTTACAGGAATGGCAGAACAAAAGATTACCAGTGGCGGCCATTTGGACGACTGCCACTTTGAAGAGGGCAAGCTGGTCGTTGGCGGCTGGTTTGCCAGCGATAAAGCGAACGGCAAGGGCAACCATTACGTCATCATCACCGATGACCAGGGACACGAGTTTGCCCGGCAGAGTGTGGCACTGTCACCACGTCCTGATGTGGCTAAGACATTCCCAGATATTCCGGGAGCTGGTCAGTCTGGCTTTGCGGCCAAGTTTGACTACACAGCGGCAATGGCCGGTAAGAAGCTGCGGGTCTACTTCCGGTACACGGATGACCCAGCAGGCAATGGTAATGTAGTGGATTACACTAGCCTGGTAGACATGACCAAATCAGCCGCTTACCTGGACAACATGAGCGTGTTCTTTGGCAAGCAGCTACACGTTGGTGGTTGGTTTGCGTCTGACCTGTCCATTGGCAAGACTAACCGCTTCATTATTTTATTTGATGCGGCAAATAATCGGGAACTGCAACGGGTTAAGGTTGACCCGGTGGCTCGTCCAGACGTGGCGAAGGCTAAACCTGACGTTTACAACGCTGGTCAATCCGGGTTCAATGCCGCCTTTGACTACGACGCTAGTCTAGTCGGCCATAAGCTCCAGATTATTGCCCGCTACTCTGACGAAGAGCACGGCGAAGGCAAGTACGTCGACTACTGGTTTGACCCGTTTAACGGGCCATCTATGCCAGTGCTTGACGGCAAGACGGAGCAGACGTTTGTCGCTCACGATATTAAAGTAGAAAGTCAGCAGAACGGAACCCTGCTGGTCAATGCAAAATAAAAAAGAATGGAGATGAAAAGTCTCCTTCAAAAGTTAACCGTGACCCGGGCCTGTGTGGAAGCAGGTGCCGGGTCTTTTTTAGTATGGTATACTATTGAAGTCTCCTTTTTGGGGATTACCTTACATGGCCTCGCTTCGGTGGGGCCTTTTTATTTTTGAGAAAAAAGTATATTTTTTTATACTAAGGTATTGCAAAATATACTAAATGTGGTAATATATAGTTGTAAGGTAATTAAGGAAAAGAAAAGGAGATAATTAAAATGACTTACACGATTTATGAAGGAACTAAAGCTACTATCGACGGTACCCAATTTACTTTTGACTGTGACCCGATGGATACGGATACGGCCTACGACGCATTAGCCGAAAACGTTCACCTGAACAATCAGGATCAGGACGACAGTCAAGACCTGGTAGACTTCCAAAATGCTGATGACGATGATGTTAAGACATTGCTTGACGATATGAAGCGGATGGGCTTCATCGACAGCTGGGAAGCTTCAAAAAACTAGACAAAGATTAACCGCCCCCAAAAAATGGGGGCTTTTCTTATGAGGTGAAAGTTATGAATGAGCTTGAAAAGGCAAAGGCGTTTATTGTCGACAAAAACAACAGTTTGACAGAAGTCAGTAAGAAAGTAGGCATACCACTGCCGACCTTAAAAGCTTATCGCTCGGAGCCAGATAAATTGCGGACAGCAGCTTGGAATCGAGTACATATGTTAGCTGGTGAGTATGATGCCAAACATTAATCAAAACCTAGTTGGTAAGACTTTCGGCCATCTTACTGTGCTTGAAAAGTCTAATGAGCGTGGTACACAGAATCAGTACAAATGGTTGTGTCGGTGTGACTGTGGCAAGCTCACAACGGTGACTACTGGTGCACTTAACAGCGGCAGCATTACTAGCTGCGGCCATGTTCGCCTTGAGAAAAGCAAGGAGAATCTTAAATTTACAGAAAGCCGCCACAAGAAGCAATTCAACGACAATCTGCCGAAAACCAATAAGACCGGTTACAAAAATATTTCTATGACCGTCAGAAACGGGCGTAAAAGATACCGTGTGGCCATTCAGGTCAACCGGAAGCAGCACTCAAAAATCGTAGATAGCCTAGAGGAGGCATTGCAGGTTCGTGAAGAGCTTCGTGATAAATGGTGGCCAAAATAAAACCGGTGCAATTTTAGATGATTTTGCACCGATAAAATCAAAGCAGTCCATTAAAGGGCTGCTTTTTTCGTATATTAGGTATTTACAGTTTCAATTGTTGTTGGAATTTTAGTCAGTGGCAGGCCCAGCATCAGGGCAACAATGAATGAAGTGATAACTAAGGCGACGAAGGTGTTGAGCTTCAGCTTGACAATCATGAAGATCAGCAGGAT